AAAAAAAGATCTCCTTGTGAAAGACTAAAAGTTGGTTGTGTTTTTGTTAAAAATAATAGAATTGTTAGTCAAGGATACAATGGTTTTTTACCATCAGCTCCACATAAATCTATTGTTAGAAATAATCATGAGCAAGCTACTGTTCATGCTGAACAAAATGCAATAGCAGATTGTGCAAAAAGAGGAGTATCATGTAAAGATTGTATTGCATATATTACTCATTATCCTTGCATAATTTGTACTAGAATTATGCTTGCTAGTGGAATAAAAAAAATAAAATATATTAATGATTACAAAAATGATGAATTAGTAAAAGTATTTTGTGATCAAATGAAAGTTTCTATATCTAAATTTGATTAATTCGTATTTATTTATTAAATTAAATCTAATATTTATAAATGAATAAAAGATATTTAATATTATTAATATTTATTATTTTACAAATATTGTCATTTAATAAATATGGTAAAAAATTAAAACAATTTATATCTATAATAATTTTTTATATATATTCACAATTTAATGGAATATATAGTTATTTATATTACAAAATAACAAAAAAAAATTTTACTGAACATCCAATTAATTTAACAAAAATTTTAAGAACTAATTTAAATAAAATAAATTCCAATGAAATTAAAAAAGATAAATGTATTTATTTATGTAATCATAAAAGTTGGGCTGATTTTTGGTTGGATTATGATATTGTAGGAGGTAATGCTGCATATATATCTAGGAACATTATAAAAATGGTATTAGGTACTCAATCTTTTATGGCTAATGCAAGTAAAAATATTATATTTTTTAATAGAGATGAATCTAAAAATAGATTTAAATTATATAATAAAATATTAGAAAGATTAAAAATAAGAAATATTATTTTATATCCAGAAGGTACTAGGAATACAAAGGATTATTCATTACCATTAAAATTCGGAGTTATTAAATTAGCATATGAAAAAAATGTACCTTTACAAATAATAATTTGTAAAAATAAAGAAAAAGTTTTTAGTCTTAAACAAATGGAATATAATAAAAATATAAATTGTCCATATTATGTTTCTAAAGTCATATACCCTGAAAATTTTAAAAAATTAGATATTTTTATAAAATATATTCAAAATAAATGGAATGAATCATGGAACAAAATATATAAATAATAAATAATGTTTTAAACATTATTTAATATCTATAATAATATTTAACTAGTAATCCAGAATTTACTTATTTTAAAAAAGCTTACTTGAGATATACTAATTTTTCATTCGAACAATTTAAATATAATTTTGAAGGAGAAAAAAATTTTGGTAATAATATAAATTGTATAATAGGAAATGATGGTGATTTGTTGTCTAAATCTTACTTAGTTATCATTCTAAATAAAAATAATTCTAAAACATGGGGATATGTTGAAAAAATTGGATATGCTATTATAAAAGAAATTTCATTTCATATTTCTGGAAAAAAAATAGATTCACATAATTCAATTTATTTAGATATAAATAATCAATTAAATCAAAAAAAAAATTCAACATTAAAAGATTATCATGATAAATTAATTGGAAATATTTCAATTTTAAAAAATCCTAACATAAATCATCCTGAATATAAATTAATTTTACCTTTACAATTTTGGTTTTGTAATGATTTTGGTGCTTCTATTCCTATGATTTCATTAATTAATAGATCTGTTGAAATTAAATTAAAATTAAGAAATGCTATTGATTGTATTAATTACAAAAGTATTCCTACAGATTTACCTTCAATTAAAAATATTTATCTTGTTTGTAATAAAATATTTATTAATGCCAATGAAAAAAGAAAATTTATTGAAAATAAACACGAATATCTTATAGAACAAAGCCAAGTTAATAATTTTAATATTACTAAATTTAATGATTTGTATAATTTAAAATTTTACTTTCCTTGTAAATCATTATATTGGATTACTAATCAACCTAAATATACTAATAGAAAATCATTTTTAATATGGAACTATGATAATAATTGGAATAAAACTAAAGAAGATTTTTCTAAATTAATCTGGCTTATTACTAGAGATGGATTATCAAATGATGGAACTACCATAACATATAAACCTTCATACTTTACTTTAGGTGATTATCCAGATTTAATTTCTGATGGAAACTCTATTTTGGAAAATTTAGCATTAAAAATAGAAGCTAACTTAATTTTTTATAATTCTGAAGGAATAGCTAATGCTACAATTGACAATGTTAATCTATTATCATCAAGTATAACTTTTGAAGATATGACTTTAACTATTGAAGATATTATTGATCAAAATTTAACGGTAGGACAAGCTAGTTTTTTAGAAATTCATAGAATCTACATTGTAAATTATTTTAATTATAGTAATTATGTTAATAACACAAATTCTCCAATTGTTTCATCATTATTAAAATTAAATGGAACTGATAGATTTTATACAAAAAATACATCATATTTTAATAAATTACAGCCATTTGAATTTTATAAATGTAGCATAAATGAAGGTATTAATATTTATTCTTTTTGTTTAGAACCAAATATTATTCAAGCTACAGGAGCTTGTAATTTTTCAAGAATAAATAATTCTACTTTAGAAATAAAATTAGGAAATGATGAAAATGATGATAATGGAATATATTTTGATGAAAATATAAAAAAAGGAAATTTAATTGTATATGCTACAAATTATAATATTTTAGGAATTTTTAAAGGTAGTGTTGGAGTTACATATTCTTAAAAAAAAAATTATCTAAAATAATATTATAAATGTGTAGATTATTATTAATAATGAAAAAAAATGTAAATAATACATTATTAAAAAAATTTTTATTACAAAGTATTAATAAAAAGAATACTCCTTATATAAATTACAAAAATGACTGTAATTTTCATAAAGATGGATTTGGTTTTGCATGGAAAAATAAAATAAATAACAATTGGAATTTATATAAAAATGAAAACTGTTTTGATAAAGAAAAAAATATTAATACTATAATTAATAATATTAACAAGAATGATATAGTAATAGGTCATTTAAGATCAATATGTAAAAATATTCCATTTAATAAAAATTATTTTAATACACATCCATTTAAATTTAATCAAAATATTTGGTGTCATAATGGTAGTATTAGTAATTTCAATCAATTTAAAATAATAAATCGAAATACTATTTCGAATAAATATTACAATTTAATTAAAGGACAAACAGATTCTGAATATTTATTTTATTTGTTTATTTCATTATTAAAAAATGATACATACGATGAAATTATTAATACTACAATTAAATTTTTTGATATATTAGTTAAATTTGAATCAAGTATTTCTTGTAATATTATTTTTGCAAATCAAAAATATGTACTAATTACAAGATATATTAATCATGATACAGAATGTCCATCTTTATATTATTCATCTAAAAATCAAATAATATCATCTGAACCTTTAACTAATGATTTTGAAGTATTTGAAAACCATTCAGCTATACTATTTAATTATAATTTAAATAAAATTATTTCTAAAATAAATATTAAAAATTTTTAGTATAATGTATGGTTATTTAAAAAATTTTGAAATAAATCTTTTTTTTCTGGTTTAACTTTATATAAAATTATTTCATTACTTAAACTTCCTTTAATAAAATCATTTAATCTATCTAAAGCTAATTTACTAAAATCATCTTTTTTTAATTTATCTGAATCTTTTTTTTGTTCTATTTGTTCTTTTTCATTTGTTTCATTCTCTAAATGTTTATTTGATTTATTTAAAATATTTTCTAATTCATTATCAGAATCAATGAATTCTGCATTATTCATAAGATCATCATTATACAATAAATCATCTATATATTCAAAATCATTATTAACAGTACTAGAATCACTAATATATCCATTTATTGTATCTAAAATATCATTATATTTTTTTCATCACAATTATATTCTAAAGTCATTATATTATATTAAATAAATAAATTATTATTAATTCATTTTTTTTTATTTAAAACTATAATTATAAATAATAAATATGGATTATGAAAAAATATTGAAAATGATTAATAAAATGGAACTAAAAAAAGGGGATACATGTATGATTTGTCATTTCCCTATAAAAAAAACAGAAAATAAATCAACCTTATCATGTAATCATTGTTACCATTATGAATGTATCGAACAATATGCATTTAAAAATTTTATTAAATGTCCTTATTGTTCAATCAAATGTACTTTTAAAAGATTTCAAAAACTAGATTATATTTGTGAAGCTATTTTAAAATCAGGTAAAAATAAAGGAAATAAATGCGGTATTAAAAATTGCAAAAGACATAAACAACCTAATAAATGTAACGCTATTTTAAAATCAGGTAATAGAAAAGGTGAACAATGTATGAGAATAAATTGTAAATATCATAATAAAAATAAAACAATAACAATTTAATTAATCAATAAAATCACAATCACCAAAATCAGTTTTAGTATTTGGTTTACTATAACTTTTTTTCTTATTTTTTTTTAATTTAATAGATTTTTTTACTACTACTTCTTCATCGTCTAAGAAATCGCAATCCAAATTAACTACTTCGCTTTCAACTGGATTATTTAAAATTGTGTCATCTAGAAATAATACATTTTTATCTGCCAAGTCATTATTTATAAAAAATTTTGTTTTTAATCTATAAAATTTTTTTCTTTTTTCTCCTTCATCAAATAGAAAATCTATTTCATCTGGATTAGCTCTATAATACAAAACTTTTTTCCATGTTTTTTCCAAAATAGGAAAAATATGATTAAACCATTTTCTATCTCTCTTTATTTCTACATTATGTGCATTTGGAACGTACCAATATATTATCTTATCAAAATAAAACTTTTCAGTTAATTCAGGATGTTTATCTTTCCAGTTAGATACTGTAACAAGTGCCCATCTATCATATTCTTCCACTGATAAATCTAATCTTGGAGGATATAAATGATATCCTGTATATTCTGGTTTATCCTCTTCAAATCTTGGTTCATATACTTTTGGTAACAATTGAATAATACATCCTTTACATATTTTTGGATCTACCGGTATTCTTTTACCCTCATTACCTTCTGTTAATTTTGTATCTAAATTAGTATCTAATAAATATTTTTCTCTTGATTCATATTCCTTAATATTGACTTGCCAGAAATCACATGTTTCAAAATTACAACACTCTAATTGTTGTTGTACTTGACACCAATAATAAAATGGACAAATTTTTCCCGCAATCAAACCTTTTGTGTAAATTCCTCTTACAAATGGACATTTAATTTCTAACATTACACCTAATCTATCACTAAATTTACCATCCAAAGTAGATTTAGAACAGATACCATCCGGAGAAGCTCCTAATATTTTGAAAGATTCACTTGGTAAACATCCAAATTCTGTAACTTTATTGTTATAAATATGTTCATACATTAAAGTTGCAATGGGTTCATATTTTCTTCCATGAAATACAAAAATACCATCTATAAAAGGTATTCTGTCACGATCTACTTTTTTAACAATAAAATGTTCAACTGGTTCATATGGATTCAAATCAAGGGCAGTCGCTGTATCGGATGCAGTAATTCTAGTTGATCTATATAAATACCATTCTGCACTTCTTTGTTCAGGTTGTTCAGTATGAAAACATTTTTGAAAATGAGCTTCTAATTCTTTTTTATTATCAGGTACATCAATCTCTTTAGTAT